CGTGTTTTTTTTTTTTTCATAGAGACATTTACGTCTCTCTAATGGGTGAAACCCTTTCGCTTTTTACACGATTGGACTAAAAACCCACGTGTCATTAATCAATACTGCAATTGCTGAGTTTGAAAAACAACTAGTTTACCGTCATTTCGGACAAAAGAAACTCTTAAACGGACGTAAGAGTAACCATACTAGTGCAGAAGGAATCTCCATCTGCAAATGCGGCTGTGTTGCTAAACTCAAGGTAATCTGTTCCATTACATGAAACAAATATCGTACCAGACAATGAGAGATAAGCAACGCCAGATCCTTCATATGCCAACCAAGATTGGGAGGCTGTCATTTGGGGAATACCGTTTTTAATAAAGACGGGCGCAATGGTGGTAAGATTTGCTCCACCATCATTCCAAGTGACTGTATAGTAACTAATTAAATAGTTACCAGGAGGAGGCGTAAGAACGCCTCCCGCATTATTTATGTTGAGACCATTAGTAACGTAGATACCTTCAGCAGAACTGCTAGGTGTATCAAACGTTGGTTCACTCGGAACTTGATTAACAAGTGGACGAGCAAAATCAACAAATTGAGATGCTGAGTTATTTTGAGGAGCAGAAGCAAGACTTTCCAAAATAGGAATCATAAGCTTACAACTGTACCGAACTCGAAGTTCCATCATGTCAGGAACAGCACCACCTTGACCCAAAGTGGAAACAAAAAGGTTTCCAAGGTCATAGGTTTTTATGTCTGAACCACCAGGAAGATTTTTTGGTCTCACATAGAACGAATCTAAATGTGAGTTAAGAATAAACTTCGGTATGTTCAACGATATGGTCTGATAACTCATACCGTCAGCCATAGGCATGACATCTTCCGCTTCCTGTTTTGTCTCAGGAGGGGCATCTGAAGCATCCGTATCAAATGAAAGAATCACTTTACCACTATTAGCAAGAGCAGTATACTGAGTGACTTCAGGCTTCAGGTAGAATTCAAGTTTCAAGAATTCATATTTTTCCCATTGAAGAGCTTCTTTTGAAAGCCATGGGAAGGTGGAGGCTTGACCAGGATTCACAGCAAATTGAGTAGTTGTGAAATCGATGGTACCAGCAACTTCCCCAATATACTCGTCCTTTGAGACGATTTTTGAGGCAAGATTGCGATTAAAGCCGTCCCTTTGGGTATTACCCAGAGGAACATCAGTGATCTCACGCTTCATAGCATTCTGACCCTGATTCTTTCCACCTTTTTTATTCTGGTTCTTGCGGTTACGATTTCGATTTCGTTTTTTCCCGCCACCATTATTATTATTTCCAACATTAGGGAGAGCACTTACAAGTTTATTAAGTAATGCTCTTTCTTCCCTTCTAACAACGGATTTAACATTTTTTCCGTAGCCTTTATTAGACATCTATTTTTAAACTAGGCTATATTTAAGATCACCCAATTATATTAAAAGACATCCAAACTTCATCATATGAAACAAACTCACGTTCGTATTCAAGATGTAATGAGGAAATATCACGAAGATCTCTCATTCGTGATAAGACATCTGAATAAAAAGATTCATCAACATGAATTTTCAGAAGTCCTCCGAGTCGCTGCATTTCAGCCTCGGGATGAAGAGTTTGAGATTTTTGGACTCTCTTGTCCAAAACACTCCTCATTTTAAGAGAATCGTAATGCACATCAGGTACAAAACGCGTCGAACAAAAATCCATTTCTGGCCACTCAACCGGCTTCCCGGCCCACTCTATTTGCGCATATCTTGATGATAAATCCAAATCACTATAGTCTGAACTCATCACCAGATCATCACCATTTATTATCACGGTGTTATGATCAAAGAAATGTTCAAGTGGACGCTTATAATTCTCCACAACCATGTAAAATCTCCAAATTACATTAAGAATGGTTGTTAAATAATCTCCAGATCCAAGGCCGCGAGGTACTAAATATATGTACCCAGCAACGTTAATTACCTTGAAAACAGAATTCGATATTACGTTGTCAAACATGTTTCGCTCATATTCCTCAAGATCATATTTCTTCATAATCTCAAGTAAAATTGTGGTGATGAACCACGCGGGAACACTCGAATCTTGAG